TACCGCCCAATTCTTATTACCAAATTTAAATGTATTTGCCATATTATGTTGTTAATTGTTGTAATTCTTCATCTGTAAGTGCTTCGTTGAATACTACAACTTCTTTTATTTTTCCGTAGAAGTCCAAAACTCCTGTTGCACTTTGAAATTGTAAAGTGTTTAGACCTGTCATATCACCTAAACCTGTTGCGGTTGATTTATTATATCCATTTATATAAACACTACTGTTAGCCACATTCCATTTGATAGCTATTTTAAAATATTGATTTGTTATAGAAGCATCTGTTACATTAAGAAGCTGTGTTACGGACCCACTCCCCTCCGAAAAGGCTCTTAATCTATAATCTGATGGGTGGTCTTCAAACATTATCCTGTTATCGGCAGAACCATCTGATATAGATATTCGTGAAGATGTTGTATTACCTTGTATTATCTTTAATTCAGCATACAACACTCCCTCGCTGTCATTAAATACTTGTGCGTTTCCTGCACCGTTAGCTACATCTGCTGCTCTTGTAACTGCTGAACCAGAAGTGGGTATATAGCTTGTTGGATAGCTTCCTTCTTCGAGTTGTGCTCCCCATAAATATATGTTTCCACTACTGTTTCCTGTGTATTGTACCATACCTAAACTTTTAGTATTACCTGTGGCAGCATTAGCTAAATTTATCCTAAATCTGTTTGGTGCAGTTGATAATTGTGCTATAATTGTACATCTATACCACCCATTACCAAAATCTTCTATTTTAGAATCTGTAAGAGTTGCTGTGCCGTGTGTAATTGTTTCGCCAAGTGTACCATTTTCTAAATCAAAAACCTTACTCGCTGTATCAGAATTACCTGTGTACAGTAGTAACAGCTGTACATATTGTTGTGTTCCTTTTTTAGCAAAAATACTTAAAGCATAATCTGTATTTGATGAAGCTGTGATAGTTTTGCTTAACCTGTGAAAGCCAAAGCTGCTGTTTGCCTCTTGAAGTTTTGTGGCATTTAATGAACCATCAGGCGATATTGCAGCATCGGCAGTATCGGTGGTTTCACTTCCTGTGTTTTCCCATTGAGTAAAATCCTCACTATAAGTAACAAGATTTGTTTTACTCGGCTCCAAAAGAAGCGAAGGAGAATCCTGTACTACTCCATCAATTATAGGATAATCTAATCTAGGCGCATCTGCTTCAACTGATTCAATATACCCTAAAGCATTAACCCTTGTAGCTGTGGTGCTTCTGTCGTGAGTAAAATCACCATTACCACTATATGGTTTTTGGCTATACAGTTTTTCTGCTTTAATCCCAGATGGAGTCATTATTAAACTAGCTTTATCGTAAAGACTTTCTGTTAATGGCATAATTATCTTATTGTATATTCTTGTCCTACTGCCATATCGTTAAATGAATCCCAAGACGTTAATGCTTCTAGTTCGCTATCGGTAAGTGCTTCTTTGAAGTATGCTAATTCTTTTGTTTTTCCGTAGAAGGGTCTTGTTTGAGGAACTTTTCCATCACTAAAAGTTAATTCTTTTAATCCATTTGGTAAATTTGGACTATTATTAGATTCCACTTTAAAACCATTTATAAATAAACTTATAGAACTTGAGTTGTATTTTAATGATATTTTATTATTTATCGTTTGAATTAAACTACTCTGTAAAACATCTACTGTCGAGCCGCTTGAAACAATACCTTTAACAGCTCCAGAAATTTCATCTAACTCAATAGATACAAGATTATAAAAATCATTTCCAATTGCATCTGTAATGGATATTCTCCTACTTGTTCCATCATCAGTTAATGCACTTATCTCCGCAAACAACACACCCTCTGAATCATTAAACTCTGCACTTGTTCCTGCGCTATTGCATACGTCTGCATTTCTTGTAACGGTTGCTGTTGTTCCGTCATTAGGGATATAGGAAGTTGGATAAGAACCTGCTTCTACTTGTGCGCCCCACATATACAAATAAGCACCGTCATCTGTATCAACACTATTGTCGTTACTTGCTAAAATACATTGTACTCTTACAGAACTTGCACCACTACTAACATCTTCTGTTATACTTACTCTATACCATCCATTACCATAATACTGTATATTAGTGCCATCAGGGTTGTAAAAAGTAGTTCCAATACTTCCGTTATTAATATCATAATCAGCAGCTACACTTACTGCTGCTTTTGTTCTTAAAGTTAATCTTATATAATTTAAATCCCCTTTCTTTACAAATATAGAAACTGTGTAAGTAGTATTGTCGCTAACAGTAGGAAAAAACTCTATTCGTGAATTTAAACCATCCGCACTACTTTCAACTTTTGCAGCGTTTTGTGTTCCATCAGGACTTATTATTTCATCAAGTGTTACAGTAGATGAATTTTTAGTCCAATCTGCATTACTAAAATCTTCACTATAACTTATAAGCTGCGTTCTCGCAGGCTCCAAAAGAAGTGCAGGACAGTCTTGTACTACTCCATCTATTAAAGGATAGTCTAATCTTGGTACGTCTGCTGCTACTGTTTCTATTAGTCCATCTTTGTTTACTCTTGTTGCAGTACCCTCGTTTCTATCAAAAGTAAAGTCTCCGTTACCGTTCTCTGGAACTATAGAATATAGTTTTTCAGTTTTAGCGCCAGAAGGTGTCATCATTAAGCTGGCTTTATTATATAGACTCATACTATGCTAGAATTAGTTTTTCTGTGTTTTTCATAACCTGCTCTGTGCCTTCCGCAACACCACCATCGTCATTTACCCTACTTACAAAATCCATAGTCAATCCGATCACTTTGTAGCTGTTATTTCTATCAATAACACTATTAGAGGCTATTTCAGAGGTTACGTGAGCAGATACAGCAGCACTAGTAGGTATTGTAGTATCGTTATCGTTTAATGCTATTGTATCAGCCTCATCTACAAATTTAGTGATTGTTATGTTCTCTTCACTATCCTTTAAGGAATTAAATGCAATAGTACCGTTTACATCAAGGGTTTCAGAAGCATCAGTCTTTCCTATAGCTAAGTTACCTGAATTAATATAACTAGGTCCATCACCTATTAAACTTATTGTGGCATCTCCTTCACCAAAAAGAGCAAACCTAGCCCCGTATGAAACTCCTTCTAGAAGCATTGCGTAATTACTACTATCAGATTCTTCTAACCATATGCGATTATCACCAAATTTTAAAGACTTGTCTCCTCCAACATTTGTGCTTATTTGGTTATCTGTAAAAGATATATTTGTATCAGTATCTCCTTCGTGAATTATTGAGTCTGCAACAATTAAATTATTTGAAACAATATTACCGTCTACGTCAAGGGCTTCTGACGGGGAAGTCGTTCCTATTCCCACCCTATTGTTAATGTTATCTACAAATAAATCCTGTGTTGTGATTGCAATATCATTAGCATTTACCGTAACACCTGCGCCTGCGCCAACATTTAATGTAGCAGCTCCTCCATCTTCATTAACACCAGTTAAACCGTCACCCGCATTAACATCTGTAATATCAGCGGCTACGTTTAAATCTATTGATCCGTCTGCATCATCATACGTTACCGTTACGTTTGTTTGAGTACCGTTAGAGAACATCCCTGAAACTGTGTCCTGGATCTTCTCTGTGATATGTGTATCAAAGTTTGTAGATGGAACTACTTCGGTGTCTGTTAGGTTTTCAGCGTCAGTATCGCCATATATTTCAGCAAACATCTTTCGTACCTTACGAAACGCTGCTCTTAATACATCACCGTCATTAGCGTTATCCGCTGTTCCGATGTTTATATTTTGTTGATTTGTTGCCATATTAGTTTATTCTGTTTGTTATGGTATCTATTAGTATGTTTACGCTATCTATTAATATTGTTACTACTGCTGTTCCAAACGCTGCTGCCCTGTTAAATCCTATGTGTATATAAGATACTAATAGACCCCAGCTAGTTGTTTCGTATACTTTCCCCCAGCTCATATTTTTGCTTTCTAATATAACTAGATAGCTTAATTTCGTTCTGCTGCTTTGGTTTATATTGACCTGTTTTTTTTCTTTTCTTTATAACACCCATCCATTAAACGTTACTTCCTTATCTGGATATATCTCTTCATTGTTGTTGCTAAAATATTCAGGGAATTTACTAGGAGCATTGAAGCTCATATAGTCTATAAATCTGTTAGTGTAGTAGTCAGCATAATCTCTTTCTTTGGCGATAAGCTGATCTATCTCGTTTTTACCAGCAATTTGACTACTTTCGCTACTGTGCTTATGAACACCACCATTTGAAATAGTATATGCTGCAAATGGAAGGTACTCGGACATTGCATAGTGTATTAGCATATCCTGAATATAATCATTAACTAGAGCTAGATAATCACCAGTTAAGGTGTTTGCAATTATATCTGCGCTAATCTTATCATATAAATCACTACCTAAAAAGTTTCTTATATGAATCTCTTGCGCCAATTTAATAAAGTGAATAAACTTATCGGTATCTACATTACCACTTAAAGCTGTATTTTTCACTAAATCCTCTCTCTTTATAAAAAGTGCTGTAGCCATTATTCCTCGATTTCTTCGTTAATTTCTTGTTCCTTTTGTACCTGTGATGGCTTTACACCAGTCTCCTTCTCTACTTCAGCATCTGTTAGTGCATTAGTAAGATCAGTAAATTCTAGCGGCTGTAGAGTCTGGAAATAGAGGTCTAGGTCAATCTCATTGTACTCTAGTATCTTTTCCAATCCATCAATAATAGTGACCTGCATAGGACGAATAACTGTGTTATCCATAAGTAAAGATGCTGTCTCCAACTCCTGTGCGTTATTACCTAGTCCAGAGTTATCCTTTATCCCTACCAACATTGGCGATACAATACGGTGAGATACCATAACCTTCTTCATACTTTCATCTGAAAGGAATTGGTACTGTTGGTGAGCGTCATTCAGCATAACTGGCTCTATCGAAGCAGCTAATTCTTTACTATCATTGAACGCCAAAATAAATCTACCTGCATTTGAACTGCCAGAGAACTTTTCATAAATAGCTCTCTCTATATCATCTCGCTGCTCCTTTGACGGAGTACCATTGTTGAAGTTAATCAACATACTAGGTTGCAAGCCGTTCTGTATATTACTTATGTGATAGTTAGCAATTTCTTCTTCTAATTCAGCATACTGTAATCCCCCCTGATAGTCTACAGGAGAATAATAGTAAAACCCTGCTTTGTAAGGTCGGATATACATAATTTCAATTCCATCTTTAGAAGTACCAAAGGCAGAAATACGCTTAGGCTTCTCATCCCTTTTCATATCCTGCCAATTAGGGTGGTAGTAGTAACCTTTCACGTTACCAATAGTAGCCTTTTCAGCTCTCAATGTTTCGATTGGAATATGCTCTACCTGCACAATACGAGAATGGTCTTTACTGTATATTATTTGCAAAGCTGCCTGACCCATCATTTTATAGTCATAGCAAATCTTCTTCATACAGTCCTTTTTAAACAACTCACGCATAGCTGTGTATGCTTCTGGATTCTCTTCGCTGTTAGTGGCTTCTAAGCCTCTTCCGTATATCATTTCAGAAATACCGTTTACAGCAGCATTATTTGTTGGCGAACCATTATACCTGTCTATTAGGTATTGGAAATAATTGTTATCTTCACCGTACTCTACCCATTCATCCCTAGCAGTTTCAATTACTGGTGGAGCTGTGTAAGAGGACATCTTTAAAACGTGAACAGTACTAGACTGATCTTTCTCTTTTTCTTTCATTATAATATTACAAAGTCATTATCGTACCCTGTTTGAGATACATATTCATCTTTATTTATAAAGAACTTATCCAGTTCTGTTTGATCTGTACAGTATATTAAGCCTCTATAAAGCTCTGTAGAGCCTTCTTTTACTCTGAATGAGTATTGACTACCTTCTTTGAGAGAAAAGCTCGCAGAAAGCACCATAAAGTCTCCATCAGTAGTCTTAGTAACCGATATAGTCTCCGTTGTCCTGCTGGTTTTATCCGTCAATAGAAATATAGGGTTAGAAGCATCTCTTCTGGCTGCTATCTTAATTGACTGCGTATCTGTTGAGGTCGTTAGTATGTGCATAAACAAATAACTAAAAACGTATATTCTGTTTTAAAGGTACAAAAAAAGGGCGTACAAATGTACACCCTTTTCTTATAAAATTGATTGATGTTATACAGCGGTTGGTGTGCCAATAACAACATCTCCAGTCAATCCTGCCATTTCACTCACAGGGAAAGTAGCTGATGTAGCATCAACCTCAACAAAGTTTGCTGGGTCTTTTTCCATTGCAGTAAAGGTTAGGTTGTACCCGTTAAAGTCACCTAAAGCATTTCCAGTAGAAACAGTACCAGCTGTTACGTCAGCACCATTTTCTTTACCCATTAAGAATACATTGTCATTCTGGTCAACAATAAATACGTGAGGTCTTCCTGCTGCTAACAATTTCAATTCTTTGTGGTCTTCTTTGGTTAATTTCTTCAAAGTAATATTAAGAACCTGCTCATAGAATACAGTACCATTATCACGAGATGCGTTAACAGTAGTTTCAAATGAGTTGTTCCCTTTTACTTCGTAAGTAAATAAGGTTAAAGAATTGTCAACAGCACCAACTGTTGTTCCTGTCATATCAGTAATTTCGTCATCTACAGAAGTGATAGTTCCTAACGTTCCGAAGTCTGCGAAATATATTTTTTTGATTCCTGCTACTGTATCTTTACAAGCTTCAGCACGAGATCGAGTTAAATTACAAGCCATAGTTTTTTGTGTTTAATGAAAAAAGGGCAGGTAGGCTATGTGCTTACCCACCCTTAATTCTGAATTATTGTTTATTTCTAGTTAGCAGAGTTTGGAATACCGTAAGTAACGATATCTTCAACGTTTGCATACTGTACACCAGCTGTAAATCGCATAACGATTCTAGCGTTTTGACTTCCGTCTAGGTCAGCCATATCTAACAATTTAACTTCGTTGTGGTCAGCGATTAAGCCTGTTCCGAAGAATAAGTTAGATTTAGTAGTGGCGATAGCATCATTGCTTGCTAATCCGTTAGCAACAAAGATTTTTACACCATCGATTTCTAATCCACCGTTCTGATACCACATAGTACCCTGTCCGCCAACACCGTTAGCTCCGATAGAACCTACATTTTCGTCTCCTGCTACATTTTGTACTGCTGCAAATCCACCTAAAGCTCTAATATAAGCTCTAGCGATGTTTTGAGATACATAGATGTAAAGGTCTTCAGCTCCGTAAAGAGTATCTGGAATAGCGTCAACGATCTTGCCTAATTCAGCAACAACGTTAGAAGAAGTGATAGTAGCTCCTGCAATTTCTTGTGCAGCAGGTAGATCAGCATCAGCGGCTAATAAAGTAGAGAATCCGTCAAACTGTCCGCTTGTAGCAGTTGATCCAGCCCAGATAGACTTTTCAGTACGCTCTGCTACTTTAGCAGCAATGTGTCCTAAAATAAAGTCTGCAAAGCTAGGTGGTACATTGTGATAAGCAGAGTAGCCCATCTGTACAGCTTCCCAGTCAGAGGCAAAGTCTTTCTTACAGATTTGTAAGTTTACTTGCTGCTCTTCAGGAGTAAGGATTCTTTCAGTAAGAGTAATCGTTGAAGTAGGATCGAAGTCGCAAGAAGCGTCTTTTACGATATCATCAACAGATACTTTCTTCAGTACCTCCTTGAATTTAACATTTGGTTTGATTGTAATACCACCTTTTGCAAGGGTATTAGCTTCTAGTAAAGCTGCAGCAACGTATTGTCCTGCAAATTCACCAGCATAAGTAGTTGTAATTGAAGTAGTTGTAGCCATTATTGGTTAGTTTTGATTGTTTAATCGGTTAAATACTCTGTCTAATGTGTTTTGTGATCTCTGCATTCCGAAATTGTAAATTGGTTTCTTTTCGGTAGCAGCTTCTGGATTGTGGTTAATTGCTTCAGCAGCAGGTTCAGCAGAAAGTTTTTCCATTTTAGAAGATAACTCTTCTAGCTCTCTTTTGTAACCCATTTCGCTATCTAACATTTTTGCCATTTCAGCCATTTTAGCCTCCATTTCAGCAATCTTAGATGCAAACGCTTCTTCAGTAACATAACCTTCCATAAGTTGTGTTTCTTCTGTTTCTAGTTCAGCTTCTTCAGATAATTCTTCAGTAGCTTCTAATACAGATTCTTCAACTTCAGCAGCAGCCTCCACCTCTTCGGTAGGAGTTTCTTCTGTTACAGCTTCCAATTCAGTTGTCTCTTCGACTACTTTTTCTGGTTCTGCAATAGAGGACAGCTTCTGCAAGATTTCATTTAGAATTGTTGTTGCTTTTGGACTGTTCATTTTACGAATAATTTTAAGTAGTAATTGTTAATATGCTGTCTGTTCGATTTTTAACTATGCTTTTTGCTGTATAATAAACCATTCAGTTCCATTTCCCCAAACTTTTATGCCTTCATATGCTCTATTTAAGTCGAATGCATCGTTAGAACCATCTAATGTTTGAGAGCCGTAAGGTGTTAAATCTACGTGGGTTGAGTTAGAGAAACTAGAGTCGGTTATGATACGTTTAGTTCTATTTAGGTTCTTATCTAAAGTTAGATCTGGAAGTGTAAGTGTGGCTCTTCCGTTTCCGCCAACCCAACTAAGAACAATAAGCTCTGCTTCATCGTAAACTTCATTTCCTAAATCGTAAGTTCCACCAGCAACAACACTTAAAGTTGTCGGCTCTAGATGATTTACAACAAATCGTTGCACATCTTCCAATGTTGTTTTCTTTGTTTCTGCAGATTGAACTAGAGCTATCTCTTCAGTTCCTGCAATGTTTATAGCTGTTACTGCTGTTAATTCTGATATTTTACTGTTTGCCATTATAAAGTTATTTTATCGTTGTTTTCTTGTAGTATAAAGTCTCCATTTTCTAGTAGTAGGTATGAATCACCGTTTGGTGGCGGATCAACTGGAGCTTCAGAAGGAGTTCCTGTTATGCTTCCTATTCCCTGTGCCTGCAAACTTCCGTCACAGCACTTAGACGAATATGTTCGCCCATCGGCACATAAGCAGCCTCTTCTACCGCCCTTTCTACTGGTTCTGCTGTATGTATACCTTCTTCTGCTTTTCATTACTTATCTAGTGAGTTAATTTTAGATTCAGACCAGCTTAAAGCTGATTTTCCACCCCACGCATCGTACATCAGTTTACCACATCCGTCAGAATAGCCTTTAGAAGCCTTTAGATCGCCTTTATGGCGTGAAAGGTAGCTATACATCCTTTTGATGGTAGATACGCTTATAGCCTCTCTATTTGCTAACTGGGAGGCTCTACGTTTTCCTACAGCAGTTCCGCAGCTTCCCCAACCATTTTCTTCCGCCCATTCTAAGGCTCTTTTAGCATTGTTTGACACAGAGTCTGGATAATCGCTATATGAGGCTAGATTAAGCATCCTAGATTCTAATGCGTCAGAAATCTCTTCTAATAGTGAGATAGCCTCTGGGCTATTTAATTCATCATCCTGACTCATCTCTACTCTGTCTGTAAAGTAACCTTCTATAGAGAATCCAGATACCTTGCCTGTCTTAACATAGTCTTCCCATACCTCATCATTATTTACCTTCATAGATACCATCCACGTACCTACTGGTAGATTCATTCCATACTTTCTGGATTTGTCGTGAGTTTCATCTTCTATGATCCAAGACTCTACTACAGATAATCCGTGAAGGTCTGCCTGATGCTCTAGGGTAGATTTATTCTGGTTGCCTCGCATTAAAAATAATTCTGACGCCTGACGAACTGTATCATCCGAAAAGAAGATATAGTATTCTTCATCCTCATTTTGGCGATAAATGTTCTTGTTTGGAATTAAAGCCGCACCCATAAGCACTCGCTTCTCCTCATCAACCTTAGCTAACTCTACCTTATCCTCTTTAGATAATGCGATAAACTTTTCCTCGATTGCTGGGCGGTCAACTATGCTGATCGCTTCTATTCCTGAAAGCATTGCTTCCTCATCAATAATTAATTCTATTATTCTCATATTCCTGCTGTGTTTACTATGTTTCTATCAAATTCTTGCTGATTGGTAACGTCTTTACCTACAACATATGCTTTTATTGGTTCGTTTGTTTGTCCTGCTACGGTTTGCGCCAATTGATCTACAGAAGACGTACCTACTACGTTAAAATTGGGAGCTTGTACTGGTGCGCTCGCTGCTGAAGCCGAAACTCCATCGGTTTTACCACTACTTAATATATTTTTAGCTCTACTCACGGCACTTAGTAATGTTGTGATTTGCTGTATGTATGTTGCGGCTGCAATAAAAGGAGCTGCTGGACCCGTACCCTGCGATGCCTCTTGGGCTAATCTAAATCCTTGAATCATACTAACAGCGGTGTTAGTTGCTAATGCCGTTAGGGCTAATCCTTTCGCTAAGTCAGAACCTTCTTTCGCTAATGCAGCAGCAGCATCTAGCATATTTGCTGTTTCAGTAAAAACGCTTAATTTAGAGGCTAAAACTACTCTATCTGTTTCCAGATTTATAGCAGCAGTTTCCTCTGCATAACTAGCATCTAAATTTTTCTTTTTCTGAATCAAAGCCTCATAAGCCTCTCCTTCAGCTTTAGCTAGACTTATTTTCTGATCTAAGGCATTACGCTCAAATTCATATTGTGAATCTAAAAGAGCTTGCTCTATCATTAACTGCTCGCTCCTTTCTTCGGAAGCTGATCTTTGAGCTTTTAGTCTATCTTGTATGCCTTTTATAGCCTCTAATCCAAAAGCGGATAAATCGTCAAGTATTTGTTGCTCTACAATTATGTCTTGCATATTACCATAAGAATCTATAATACTCATAGTGGCATCTGCAAACGAATTTTTTATCTCATCTAAGGATTGCGAATACCTCTTATTAGCTTCGGTAGCTACTGAAACAAATTGATTAAGAATGTCACTCCTTCTTAAAGAAGCTTTATTTCTAATGTCTTGCTTTTCTTCTTCAGTCTTAGCCTCTAGGAGCAGTTCAGACTCTTTACTGTTTATTTGATCAAGAAGATTTTGTTTCCTAAGCTCAACACTTTCTATATATGCCTGATAACGAACTTTTTCTCTTTCGGTCTCATTTCTAGCGGCTAAATCTAATTCCCTTATAGCCTGCTTCTTTCTTATGTCTAAATTTTGTATTTCAGACTTTTTTAAGAATGTTTCTTCTTTCTTCAATGCTTTTTCAGCATATCTATCAAAATCCTTTAACCTTAACTCATATGAGTTAAAATATTCTCTATTTGCAATTCTTAGTGACTTAGATCTAACTTTAGAGCCTTTATCCACCTCTAAATTGAACAATTGCTCAATTTCAATTTTTCGTCTAGTTAGTTGTAAGAATTTACTAGTAGCCGTAACAAACCCTTGTGAGCCTTCTCGGATAATCTTTTGACCATCTTCATTAACTGCGTTTAATCTAGCCTCTACAATAGCTATTTCTCTCCTAATGTTTAATAATTCTCCAAACTTAACTCTAAGCTCATTAACGGCTTCCACACCCTTTAATGTTCTTTCAGGATCAAATGTCTTATCGAAACCTTCTCTAATAGTTAATATAGCTCCTTCCTCAATAGCGTCTAATGCTTTAGCAAACATAGAAGCTGAATCAGCTAGAAGCATATTAGCATCAGCACCTAATTTTCCGATGTTTCCATATTTCTGTACTGCGCCAGTAAGTCTTTCAAATGACTTTATTTGCTTATCTATGCTTTCGGTTGCTTCGTCTATAGATTTCTGAAACTTACTAGCTTCTTTTGCTGATCCAGAGAAAAATGCGAATATTTTATCTCCATACGCTATTAAAAGCTGAACACCAATAAGTATACCACCAGTACCTAAGAGAGAATTAGCTAAGTTTCTAAGAGAAGTACCTACATTATCGCTAGTGTTTATAAGCGAACCAAATAAACTAGCTAACTGACCAACGTTATTCGCCACACCATTAAATCCAAATCTAAGGTCAGACGCTGCTCTTCCTGCTTCTTGTAGTATAGCATTATTTAGACCAACCTGTGTTCTAAACTGTTTAGTTCCTGCGCTTGCCTTTTTAGTAGACATTTCATATACAGCAGCAATTTTACCTGCATTCTGCATTTCATAGTTGAGCTTCTTCTGTTGAGCAGCTGCTAACTTCTGTTCACCTCTAAGCGATGCCTGCTCAAATTTATTTTTATTGCTTTGCTCCGCTAGTACTCCAAATGATTTACTAAGGTTATCAGTACCCTTTTTTAGATCATTGACCCTAGCTTTAGCTTCACCAGACTCAACATTTATGCTAATTAGAATTTCTTGCGCCATAGTAAGTACGTTTTAGTGTTTGTTTAAGTTCCTTTGCGTCTTTAACCGCCTTATACTTGCCTTTGGCAATATCTATATTTTCTGATACACCGTACCATTCGTTGCTATTAAGTAGCTCTAGTATATTCTTTATCATTCTACTATTTCTTCTGCATTAAGGTTTATCAGTTCTAATGTTGACTTACCTGTTGTTAAATTTGTAGTTATAGAATTAATGCGATACACTACATCTTGTATCTTTAGTTGGTCGTTTAATTTGTAATGTATTAAGAAACTAGGCGGTAAGTATGCCTCGAACTTAAACATTCTTTTTGTCGGATCAAATACACTCTTAATGTAGTTTCTGTAGTATTTAGCAAATAATGAATTGTCTGTATATCCATCATCAACAGTAGTCCATTCATCTGGCTCTGATCCAAAGTTTAAACTGTATTCGGCTGGGTTAGATACTGTGCTATCTTCATTTCTATTTGAAGCTCTCCAATATCCTGTATATCTACCAGATGTCTCAAAGTTTGGGTTACTGTAGTTAAAAGGATTTGCCGAAGCATCAACTTTGAGTCCGTAGAATAGTAATGGAGGCATATTTGTGGAGGTGTATCCCCCTTTTGGAGGTCTAATGTCGTTTAGGTCAGAATAGTCTGGGTCTTGTGGAGAAAAATCACCTCCTGCTGCAAAACCCCATTGTATATTTGTGTCAATTATTCTTTCATACTTCAACTTACCAAAAGGTAACTTAACTTCATACTTTTTGCCAAGGAATAATGTTGGATATAAATTCTGAACTTCTAGTACTGAATCGCCAAAAGTCTTTCCGAACAAATTAGTGTGATTTTCCATCAGTAGTGTGTCTGATTCCTTAAACTTAAACTCTATTTCTGAAAATGGAACAGAAGTATTTACTACGTGACTAGAAACATCTATATACTTACTAACGTCAATTATTCCTTTAGATTGATTGTTTACAGCATCAGCATAGTAATCGTCTAGCGTTATACATTTTATTACTGGTGTTGTTGCATTGTATTCTGGATCGTTCTCGTCATCAATATAATAAGCTGTCAAATTAAACATCTTAAACATTCCCGTTAAGAAATCTAAAATCTTTATATCAGGAAGATGCTCCCTTACTGACAGGATTATGTTTAATGTAGCTATATCATCAAAATTAATTCCAGTATTATCATCATCAGCCTTATAAACGTCTCTAATTAATCCTCCGAATGAGGGCTGAAGCACCTCAACACTCACTTCAGTTCCAGCCATAGGATTCTTTGATGAAATCTCTACTTCATACACTAAGTCTGGATCACCTTCAGTTCTCGGAGTAAAGGAATAGTCTCCCTGTATATCATTAGTTCCGTCTATACTAAAAACAACCTCTCCTGTGCTTTTATCTATTAGCTTAATAGAATATTCAGCTCCTTGATGTACATCAGAGGCACTACCTTTGATTCTTATATTATAATATTGTTGACCAACATAAGAGCCTGTTTCCTGACCTATTCTTAATTCAGAACCAGATACTGTAAACCAAGGAATGTCCGCATTATCATCAGGGTGGGTAGTGTATTGAGTTGCAATTGTCTTGTATGGATATTCATCAGACCCTTCATCACCGAAAATATTACCAGCTGAATTGCTTAACCATAGGTACAAATTGGATATTGCATCATTATGTTTAGAGAAGAAATCTTTAGTACCTTCCGAGTCGTTAGGTATTAATGTTATCCCATACTTAGACTCAATAGCCTTTATGATGTGGTATACCTTTATAGCAGGTTTTAGGTCGTGATTAGTTACACCTCTTTTGAAATACCTATCAGTATCTCCTGTTATAGGATCAGGTCTATATAGGTTTCCCTCAAAGTTATTGTTATCGTTGTTAGCTAATGTGCTATCATAGAATAACCTTTTTTTCGATGTAATTAACGGGTATATGAGTGCTGAAGCATCCCCATCAACCTCTAGCCCATCGCCAGCTATGTAAGCTCCAACACCAGCATAAGAATATTCGTGATCGAATGATTGTAAGTCTAGGGCAATCAATTTATCATCGCCAAATAAATCAGTTAATGATACAGTATTTCCAAAGAAGGTAACGTTATAGGTATGCGGAACATTATTCTTCATATTAACGCCATTTAAGAATATCTTACCCTTCTTAAATAGTAAGCTATTTATAAATATTTTAGCTTCGTGACGTACCCTACCATCAAATCCACCAGATATATTGAAGTTATAGAAGTGTTTGAATATCTTGTTATTTTCAGCAGAGGCTGGTAAAGCAAACGACTGACTGTAATCGGTAAAAACTTTGCTTATATCTTTAGCATCCTGAATCGAAGATGTTACCTCTATACTCTCGTCTTTGAACAGATCAATTCTTTGATCCTCTATATATATCTGTACTTCTCTCATTAACGAATGCTTTGTATAAATTCAGAATCCATTTCAAACTGTAGTTCGTAATTGATAAGTTTATCGTCTCTCTTTGTTTTGAAGTCTAGTGAATTAGTAACCACACTTATCGGTATAGCTAGATTAGCTGCTGGATTGGTTGGACTAAGCTTAAAGTTATCGTGAATATATACATACTCCGAAACTAGCAGTTGCTTCATAACCTCATTATAACTCTCATCAATAAATCCAGTATTCATTGTGATAGATTCTCTACCCTGATTCTCTAAGTATACTCTCTGGTGATCCGATATATTGTATGAAGCTCCTGTTGCGCCAATAGAAAGCGTATTCTTTTTATACTGCTCTCTCTGTGAAGATATACTGTCCCTACGTTTGGCGAAGAACCATATATCCTGCATTACACCAAATTTGTTAATAAACGACACTTTATGCGGTGTATTCTTGCACTCATCTATACATTTGACTTCAATGCTTTTTGTCAATCCACTAGACGTAGCATACTCTATAGCTGTTATTCCATCTATTATTTGAGCAACGTCTGTTGAGTCTTCTGGATTCGCAGCTAATGAAGCTGTTTTATCTATTGTTATAACAGTTCCAGAGGGATTTAAATGTATGCTTTGAGCCACAGTATAAGGAGTGACGCTACCAGTAGCTGAATCGGTAGCAGGAGATTCAGCTTCATAAGAGGCATAGCTAATCTTAGTTACACCATCCTCGCCTCTAGTATAAAATGGTATTGTTAGGGGAGCGCCACATAGATTATGAACTACATTATTTGAAACTAACAAATCTTTAGATAGCTGTGGATTTATGCCATCTTCTAATTCACCATATCCCCTAAAAGCAATAGCGTCTACGACATAAAAATCTTCAGTATCGTCATCATAAGTCCTAGTGACTTTATAGTGAACCCATTTAGTTTGTTTTAGACTGCCATAATCACCATTAAACTCTATTGTGATATGGTCTTTTATGAGTTCAGAAATCTCAAATACAATCGATGTTTCTGTAGACAATCTAGTTTTAGTTAACGTATAGTTAGGTGTGTCTGGAATAGCCTCTATGCTCCCTCCATAAACGTATAATTCTAACTTAGCTTTTGTTAATTCTGCCATTTTTATTATATTAGTAGGTAAAACTTTATGATTCTGGGGATGAAACTAACTGAAAAGTTTGGTTTTTCATAATCTGTATACCGTTTAACCAATATTGATTTAGTGTAAGTGAGCCAGATTCTAAGTGGTTAAATTGATTAGGAGCAACAGTTCCCAATCTATTTACGGTAAATGTTTGTTTGTTAGTGCTGTTATTTAAGTTGCTTATTAAAGGCGCTCCAGCGCTTGAACCATCTATTCCTAATCTTGATACTAAACTTTTATCTCCAATTACAAACGTTCCAACTGCTTTAGTTATAAATGCTTCATCATTAACTCTAGTGTCACCAGTAAAAAGTTCAATTGTGTGTGAGGAGAAATTAACCTCATAATTTCCGTTATATGTATTGTCCTGCCCAGTAAATTGATTCATCTCAAAAACATTAGTATCGTTATTTAAGCTGTCTGCTGGTCTATAAACAACAGTATGATTAGGAGAGTTCCATACGGGTAAATTCCGTTCTTCTACGTGCTTTGTGTTTAGGTAAAATGGAGCTAAGTCTGGTGTGTATACTCCAAAAACATAGCTAACAGCTGTACCTTGCTCTGGTAATGTCAGCCAATCAGCGTCTACACCATTAAGCTTATTTGGAATAGCTGCATCATACGATGGATCAACATTGTTGTTATATATACTCATAATAACAACTACATTCTGTCCGCTATCTTCTGCTACAGAAACAACTGCATTAGGACAATCTACAGCAAAGTTTACACTAGCTAAGTGTATTATAGGATGAAATATTTCCAATACCACAGTTTCTCCGTATGTATCTATATCCGACTGTGTGGAGGTGTATGTTATTGTTTGGTCGTTTCCATCTGGATTGGTTGCTATTGTTGTAGATGAAGGTGTTGGCGTTCCTACTGAATTTAACCAATCGTTATCGCTGTTTATCCATCCAGCCATAAACGTATAATCAGCTGGCATATTTCCTTTAATTCCTATCTTAGCATAGAAAGGAACTGTAATTCCAGTAAAATCTATATTATAATCACCAATTTGTTTTCCTACCGTTGAAATCTCATATCTATATATTCCAGTCTGAACACCTATATTTCTAGTGTCTCCACAGCTCATTGTGATAGTTGTAATTGTTGGCTCTGTTGGCTCTACAAATGGTTCTTCTCCACCTCCTGTATCATCGTCTTCAACTCCACCTTCCGAAACAGGCTTAGTTACATTTACGAAGTATGGACTTCTTACATTTATTTTTCTTAATTCTTCTTCTGACGCCATTATACGAATTTTATTGTTTTACCCTTTAGATCAAAGCCTGCCTCCCTTAGAATATCCTCCACACTCTCTTTTACATCCTCCACTACAGGAGCAACTACCTTTAGGTTTTTTAGGTGGCTTTGTACTGTTTCTGTTATAAACCCTGTTGGGTCGATTCCATTTGAGTTTATCTTTTTGGTTATTCTTTTTGCCAACTGGAGTACTGTTGGACTGTTCGCCGAGTACTTCGAGTAATTGGTTGTTCTGTTTCCGTTGATGTCCTTGTACCCTAGAGGTTTGCTCACTATCCATTCAGCTATATCTGTTACTTTTGCTCCGCCAGTTGGAGTACCTCCTGAATCTATATTTTGGAGGTAATCGTCACCAACGATATTTATATTTAATCCGTTTTCTAGTTGTTTTTTTGTATATTGTATTCTTTTCGCCGACTCTCCAGTATTATTTATTACTGGATTCAGAAAACCTCTAGCAGTTCTACTATTAACAGGAGAATTCATTTTCTTCCGAAGGAGTATCATTAGCTTCTTGGCGTAGTTTTCCATATAGGCTTCGGTATTTTTAGTTTTTATGGACATTGGCTTCCGTCTGCATTTATTAACGCCATATCATTATTTGGCATATTAATATTAACCGTCATCGACCATCCTGTTACTTTGTTCTCGAATCTATCTTCAAATAATTGCGCTGTAGGGTTGCCGTCTATTTCATAGTTAGCATCATACATACCGCCTCTACGTAAAGAAGATTGTATACCATTTACAACGTTTAGTAACGAATTGTGGATATCGTGAGTATTGTCTAAACCTAAGTGTGGCTTTTCCTTAGATAGTTTATCATCTTTTTCATCATCAACAATATCCATAACAATTATATTCAAAGATACGGTCATAATGTATTCCTGAAATGTAATCGAAGATACGCCAACGTGAGCTAATGGGAATATTGTCTGCTTTGACAAATCTACCTCTAATAGATCGCCAAAGGTAACTGTATTGATCAAACTGCTGCCATTTAAGTAGGCGAATAGCTTATCGATTAAGTTGTAGTATGTTTTCATTGTTTATATTGTTTTCGTATCATTTTAGCTTCTAGTTCATTCTTCTCCTTCTCAAACGTTAGGAATGTTAGGCATTGGTGGAGGGGGATTGTCGTAACTTCATCAAATCTTCTGACATCTCCCTTAGCAAGCGCATAGATACTTTGATACCATCCCCACTTTTTTCCAAAGCCATCCTCACTTGAGATGTTATGTCCTCCCTCTGAAGAGTCTTCTCCATAAAGTTCAGGGTAGTCGCCGATAACTCGATCCCTAAATTGTAAAAAAAAAGCGTACAACTCATCACTACACTCAAAGGCATCTCCTTCATTAATTCATTTATCTCATCACTAGGCTCATATGGAGCTATAGTATAGCGCTCTTTTGATCTAAAGTTTACTGGGCGATACAATACAGCCATAGCCTTATGCATATCATCCCAATTACCAAAGTAATTCTCTACATCAATATATTCGCCCAAAGACATATCATCCAGTTTCGGAATGAATCCCATATCAACATCTAGCAGTTTGAAGTGGCGAATAAGATCGTAATCCTTCTCAAAAGCCATTTTAAGCACTCCTAAGAGACTTTCTATGTCTCGGTAAGGTATCTTATCCACTAGGTCGTATTCGATGCCGCAAAACGCCTCTATGAGCTTCTTATTGATAAACTCCGCATCCTTTACCTCATCTTTACCCTTTATTGCGCCCAAATAATATTGGTACTGCCCTAAGGATATCTCTTCTAGACTGTCTGGTACGATTAGCTTTAATTCTTCCATTGTTATATTAACTGTGTTTATTGTTTATGTACTGAAGGGAATCTCCAACTGATAGATTGACACCTCTATACATAAAGTATGTATATATATTATACACAATAGTGTATATATACTGTATACTTGTATACTGTATGTAAAATATATATAAACCCTTAGTTATAGTATATATACTATTATATATATATGTGACAAAATGACACTTGGAAATATTTCTAATTTTTGGTGTCATAGTAGTAGCAGTAGAGTTCCCAGATTTTGGCATATACTTCTTTTGGCGTATATTTTTTAGGAGATTTTATCTTTATTCCGTTCTGGTCAATCGCTATTGTCATTTCGCCAGTAGGAATGTGGTTAGGTCTGTATTTATTCTTACTTGTGTTGATAGAATCCACCTCAACCCAGATAATGATTCCGTTTTTTAAGCACCATTGCTTACAAATATGCATATCATCCCTGAAATAATCATCACTAACAATCTTCTTATACCTCTTAGCCATACACAAATATAGTCAATTACATTCACACCAGCAAATATGTTTGTCAGTTGGAAACTAAGTCTTGTGTAGAGAGTAGGGTAATAAGGTATACTACGATGCTTTTCCGGCAGAGTTGCCATATAAGCTACTTAAATTGCTCCAGCTATACCAATACACCACCCAATAGGCAAAAGGCTCTTAAATCGCTTAAAAAGTGCCTTAAAATCGATGTGAGGGAGGGACGGAGCTATCAAATCACCCTTTTTTAATCCAACTTATAATGATTCCCAGCAACTTACAAAAATAAAGCACAAAAAAAGAGGGCTAAAAAGCCCCCTTATAAATTAAAAATGTTAATCTATTGCATAATTAATTTTATTTTATTTCGGGTAAACCGAATTCATTTATTTCTATGCTAAGATCCAAAGGTACTCCGCATTCTTCGCCCTCACAAATGAAATTGTCTTCTGGATTATTGTACCCGCAAAAGTTGCAAATGTTTTTTGTTTTCATAATGTAATTATTTTAGTTTGTCGATTTCTTTCAGCGAATTAATAGCATTGTTATAAATTATTCTTGCTTCTTTGGCGCTTATATCGGTCAAGATATTAGAAATTAAGCAAGATATAATCTGCTTTTGTTCATATTCTTTTAGCTGTATGCATTCCTTTATTATTCTTTGTACTTCTTTCATAACTTAAATTGTTGTTGGTTTATTATTTATATTTATCGTTGTGGTATTATCTCGCCAAAAAATAACGCTACTTTTTAAAGCTGCTGCTAGTTCTTTGCGTTGCTGGTATTCCCTCTCTCTTTGTACTGGATCTAGTAAGCGCAAATAAAACGTTTTAAGGCGTTGCGCTTTGTCTTTTATAGGTTTAATCGGGTTACTATCCAAAACGTTGTTAAGGTGCTTTAATTTGTCTTTAATTTGTTTATCTGTTAATTTCATATTATATTTTTTTGTATTAATGTTTGTTTGTATGTTTCCTCTGGATTATCGTCCTCAATACTTTTGTAATATTGTAGGATCTCTTTTTCGTATTGCTGGAAATTATGCGCCTGTTCTGTGTATCTAAATTGGCTTATTTTTTGTATCATATCGGACAGGCTGAAATTCTCATCTCTTTCCTTTAATTTTATCTCAATATAATAGGCTATAAAGTTTCTTTTTTGCAATGGTCTCATTTTAGTAAATATTTTTATTTCTTAATGCTTCCCAGATTATTGCCTGATATTCATAGCCAGCTAGACCAACCTTTTCCGCTTCCTGTAAAGTGATCTCTTGCAGTATCTCGTAATTTTTAGGTGTTAACCCTGTTTTTATTGTAGTACCAAAACAGGCACGTAAATGCCAAAGGTCTATTGTAACAAAGTTTCTATCTAGGCGTGCTATATTGTTGACAAAGGCAAAGGTCTTTTTACTGGTCTCTTTAATTTTCTCCTCACCTTTGGCGATCCTGAATGCTTTCTCTTTATTTGTGTTAAATGTACAAACCTTAACCGCATTGGGTTTCTTATTAAGTCTTACCGCTCTTAATACATTTGCAGCGTCCAGAATATTCCTTTCCCACTTATTGCGGGGACTTAATGCGCTCAATACGCCTGCAACCTGTTCTAAGGTAAAAACGTTTTTATTGTCCTGTTGCAGCTTTAAACAAATTTCGTGGGCAGTTTTATACCAACTTTTGCCGCTCTTTATTTCTTTGTTTTGTGCCTCGTTAAAAATAGCATTTAGGCTTTCTCTTACTTTGTTTTTTCTGTAATAATTTAATTGTGGTAATTTCATTTTTTTGTCTTTTTAGTTGTTAGTGTTTAGGCGTTCGCGTTAATTAATACGGTAGTGAGAAAGATAATAAAAGTACCGAACCCGATACCCAACTGAATAAGTTCACCAGTTGAAAAAATACGTTCGTTTTTTGTGTTGTTGTTTTGTGTTTTCATAATAAATAAATTTAAGTTAGTGTTAATTATTGGTACAAATGTAAACTAATTTTTCCAACTGCCAAACAAATTTAGCGAAAAAACGCTATTTATATTCATTCTAAATAAGCCTTATATATATTAATGACAGAAAGAAATTAGCGAAAAAACGCAAACTACTATGCACGCATAATATATGGAAAACAAAAACCCCCGACTAAGGGGGGTATTAAATTCACATTTGACCCTATTAGATTCATAGGGGTATTAAATTCACAAAGGGGTATTAGATTCACATTTCTCTGCTGCTTATTTTATAAACATATTTAGTTTGTCGTTTTCTATTTCCCAATTATTTGCACGCAGATTAAAAACATCATTCCCTCTTTTTCTAAGACTACCCTTTTTATATAAAGTAGCTTTCTTATAAAACTCATCCTTACTAATCCATCCGCAGATTGTAAGCGTTTTACTTTCTGTGTTCAAGGAAGTAAATATATATCCATCACAGTTGTGATTTCTTTGATCATCAAATATATTATTCACATAGTAAGGAAGGGGCTGTCTCTTCCTTCTCATAGACTTTATATCTAATTTTAATGAGTTATAAGTTATGTCAAAACCTCCGTCCCAACCAGAATTATGCTTCATTAAGTCTAATCCTAGATAATTTCTTACTGTGTTCTCTGAAATAATCCCTACCAATTGCTCTGTCTTACTTCCATTATTCCTAATTCTATTACCTAGATTAGTTGATTCTGAAAACTTAATACTATAATCTATTATTGACTGTTGCAATGGTATATGTATCATAAATTCTTAATCTAACTATATTGCGTTGTCTAGCTTCTCTATAAGATATCTTATCTCTGATCTCTCTAGCGTAATATCTATAGGCTTTGAGCTAGGATAAATTATAGATAGCAAATAGTAATCTTCTCTGCTGGTTTCTTTTACTTCTACTTTAAAGTCGTTCTGTTGGTTCATAGTTCTAATTTATCTTCTAATTCATACATCCACTTCTTATGGTCTGGTAACTCTACTTCTCCGTTATCCAAAAGACCTTCTAGTGTTTTTATATGGTGGGTTACTAAGCTCGACATAAGAGCTATTTCTTTTACTGTGTAGTAATTTGCATACACATCATTTCCGTTACTGTCCTTCTTTGTTCTCATATGGTATCTTTCTAAATACTGATTTTGATCTCTTATTTTCTATTGGAAACCCTGTTATAGGGTTGTAAGGGTAGTGCCAAAAGTCTACAGGCATCGGTGGAGTTTCTTTACTACCCCTAGTTTCTTTCTTCATATTTCATCAAAGTTGTATCTCTCGCCCTCTATTTGAATCCAT